AAGATAGCGTAATCATATGATAATGTTAATTCGATTGCAACTGGGTCGTTTGAACTCCAATCTAAATCACCAAAGTTTGCTTGAGAAATAAATGCTCCTTTTAAAGTCCATTGTTCTACCTTATCACCTACTGGTCCTAAAATATAGAATGTTACATCTTTTTTGTAGAATGCAGCGTATCCATCTCTACCTGTTAATGACTCATGTGATTGTCTAATCCACTCCATTACTTGTTGTGCACCCGATGGTACAATTGGGTCATATAGAGTGATATTTATATCATCCCATGTAGACTTTCCTTTAATCTTTCTCTTTACATTAATATGGTCTAATTCAACAACTTCTGATGTGAATGTTGGTCTACTTGCAGTTTTAATGATATATGATTCTATACCGTTAATTTCCATAATAAATCTGTTGGCTAACTTCGGTTCAAAGTTTTTATAGAAAATTTTATCAAACTCTAATATTTCTGGCATTTTACTTTATTTTTTAATTCTTTTATATAAATATCTATTTCTTAAATTATCCGTTAAATGTTGCTCCAGTTGGTAATATGTTGAAATCAATTTGAATGAATTCAGCGGTCTTAGTTGGTTGTAAAAAGATAGCACCTTTCATAATGTTTCTATCAATTACATCTGGAGTATTATTTGAATCGTCCATTACAACACGGAATGCGTACAAACCTTGTCTTTGTTGGATTGATTCTAAATAAGGGTTAACAATATTTAAAAATCTGTTTCTTGTTTCTGCTGTGTTTTGTTCGAATACTAAGTATCTTGAAGTAGATGCGATGTATTTTCTTACAGTTAATAATAATCTTCTTACATTAATTCTGTCTAATGCAGATGGTTTATCTTGTAAAGTTTTTTGACCGAATACTACGATACCTTGTCCTGGGAACTGAACGATTGGATTTACCTTTCCTTCGTATAAATCATCTTTTTCAGACTGAGTTAATCTATTTATTACACTAACTGCTCCTACCAATCCACCTCTATTCAAACCCGCTGGTGCGAACCACTCAGCTGCTACTCTATCGTTTGATGCGAATACACCCGGAAGTAATACTGATGGTGGAACTGAAATTAATTTGTTTGTATTAACATCAATTGTCTTAACCCATGGGTAGTAAGTTGCAGTCATATTTGAATCTACTGCGTCAGATTGTGTTGTAGCTTGTGTAATTGAATCACCTGCTGCCGTTGTATCCATAATATAGAAACAATCATCTCTTTGTTCAACCATATCTAAAACTGAAGTTACTACTGAAGTATGCAATCTTCTAATAACACCTGGAGTTACTACCATATTGATATCAAATTCATCTGCGTTAGATAATGCAGATATGTGTTTACCATATGCTACTGAACCACTTTTTAAAGATGTTGATAAATCAAATCCTTGTGAGTTAGTTTCACTTATATTTGTTCCAGTATAAATTGGAGTTGCCGGATTCATACCATCAAATCCTTCTTGGAATCCAACTATAAATTGTGCTCTAGTATCACCAACTGCTAAGTTTGTAGTTGCCGCAGTTAATGAAGTAAGTGAATCTAATCCAAATACAGAATTAGAACCTACACTTGCTCCTGTTGGAATTGGTTTCAAATATATTGAGTTATCAGTATTGAAATCCAAATTAATACCACAAAGTGCAAGACTTCCCGATTGGTCAACCGAACCTGTTGAGAATGTTACTGCAGGAATCAATGCTCCAACACCTGCTGATGCGGATATTGGTAATTTATATGCTGCGTGTCCGAATGGAACTGCCTGAACGGGTGCGTTATAATTAAATGTTAAAGAATTAATTCTAATATATTTTGAATTATTAACCCAATCACCTGTTTCAGTTATTTTACCTTCGGAATTGATTGATAATTTTCTATCACCAATTACTCTACTAATATAGTTTGGAGAATTGGGGTCAAGATTTACATTAGAATATGTTTCTAATACATTCTTTTTCTTATCCGTATCACCAAATGCTCTTACTACGACCGTAAATGTACCATAATCAGTTCCGTTTACAGAACCAGCTGCTTTAATATTTGTAATACCAATTTTAACTTTTGTATTTGCTGAATTACCTGCTCCTAATGTTTCAAATTGGAAAAGGTCATATCTTTGACCACTAATAGTTTGTGATTTAATCATTGGAGTTAATGCTTCTTGTGCATCATCTGTAAAATCCTGTGAGTTTAATACAGTTACCGAAGATGAACAACTTGCATCAAATGTTATAGATGAATTTTTAAAAAACCCATAAACATATGCGGTTTTTGAACCTAATGCCGATGTCCCAAATACTGCTTCAATATCGTTTGTATCAGACGGGTCTAAAGATGCAGATAATGATAAACTACCACTATTAGTTCTTAATACAAAATCACCTGCTCCGGTTTGAGAACCACTAACTTGTGCTCCGAATAAACCTGCATTTGAGTTTGTAGATGTATTGAACAAAATACCCAATGATGCGGATACTGAGCCAGAAGTTGCTGTTAATAATAATGGAGCTGTTTCAGTGTAACCACCAATACCAGCTACTCTACAAATAGTTGCAGTTCCAGCTTCTCTTAAATATGATTGTACTGCTAAAGGAGTATAATATGTGTCATCTACTACTCCAAAAAGAGTTTCAAACTCAGCTTGTGAATTTACAATTGTTGGTACTAATGGGCCTTCTTTGAAAGGGCCGATGAATGCTGCACCTATTTCAGCCACACCTTGTTGTAAAAATGAAAGGTCGTTTTCTTTTGTAAATACGCCTGGTGATACTATCTTTTCTGCCATTTTATATGCTTTAATTTAAATTTATTAATTCTCAATATAAATATAAAATTTTCAATCAAAACAACAAAATCTTATTTGTATGTTGGAGAGAAATAATCGTATACTTGTCCTATTGATGCTTGTGATTGTAATGTGTTATAGAATAATACTGGTCCAATTTGTCCGTTCCAGAATGTTGTTCTTGCACTATTACTACCAATTGTTAAAAAGTTTGTTGATGATGGTGCCGTAAATGCTGCTCCTCCAAATGCACCAACTGATGTTTTATCTACATAAACCGTTACAGCTCCTGATGGTTGGAATGTTGCTGAAATCATATACCAAACATTTGCCGATAATGAAGTTGTAAATTGGCCACTATTTCCTAATGCACTACCATAGAATTTTACTCTATTTAAAGTAGAGCTATCTGATGATTCAATTGCTAAACCATAAAAACCCGCGTAGTCAAAAATGTGTCTTGATGCTACACCCAATGTTGTAGTTGGTCTAATCCACATATGAATTGTACCGGTATTAGTATTGAATTGAGAAATACCACCATTAATATTTGTTGTAGTATCTTTATACCAGAATTGATTTGTACCATTTCCAGTCCAATATTTTTCTTTTTTACTTGCTCCATTATTATAAGATGGGTTACCACCACTTATACTTGCTGCGTTTGTTACACCTGCAGGTCTTACACCTGTATTATATCCTGCTAAATCTAACCAGTCTGCTGTTGCTGTACCATCTGTTGATGATGCTTTTCCTGGGTCAACATACATTCTTAATCCTGAAGATGGGATATATGGTTGAGTTGTTGTACCTTTGTTATGTGAAATTAAACCATTTGATAAGAATACATCGGCGTTTTCTACATTCAACGTTACAATTTCAACATCTGCAGTTACTACTTCTATATTTGTTATTTCAATTTCACTTTCATCTTGCATAATAAGTTTGTCTCCAGGTAAAATTTCACCTACATTTTTAAACTTATATTTACCAATCTCATTATCATAAACATATAATGGGTGAGTTTCAGTTGCATTTATTAAACCATTATTTAAAGAAAAATATCCTTCTGCGAAATTAAACGTTATATCTCTAACAACTACATTTTTTGCATCACCTGATAATGTGTTTGACAAATAAAATCTCCATTCAACTTGGTCACTATCCAATGGTTGAGACTCATCTGGTAATCCAGTTGGTTCCCATGCTTTAATTTCATCACCAACATTTAAATCTTCAATATTTACTTCATTTCCGTTTGCCAAAGTTACTTTAGTACCAAACAATAAACAGAAATCAGGTTGGTTAATTGTATTATAAACGTCTACTGCGTATAATGTTTTTGTAGTTGTAGTATTATAATTTGTTGCTGCTGTATTATATCCATCGGCATACTTCATAGATAATATCGATGATGCTTCCGAATAATTTGATGCGTTAATTGCTGCGGGTGTGATTGGAAACGATGGAGATGCTCCTAATGTTGGAGAACCTACTGAAAAGTTAGCATTATTAAATGTTACCGAATAGTTTGCTGCTACACTTCCAACTCTAGTTCCATGTAAAGAACCGGCTGAACCAAATGAAAAAGTTGCATTTTCTGATGTGCTTTCTACTATGTATGTAAAAGTTGGTTGATTTATTGTTATAGAATCAACTGCGAATGCTAACATTGATGCTGCAGTTCCCGCCGATGCGTTTCTTGCATTTAAAGACGAAGCTTCGGTAGTTCTTTCCGAACCCACTGTTGCTCTATATAAATTACCTAACGATAAATTTGTTCTTGCCATAGTATAAAGTGTTATTCTCCGTTATAAATATCTAAAAGTTTTTCTTTCCACTCATCTTTATTGGAAAAGTTTTTAATCATCCAATTTTTAAGTTTTTCAAATTCTACTTTACGGGTTTCGTAATCATCCTGACAAATTGTTTCGTAGGTTTTTTTAAATGTTTCCTCATCAATCGCTTTGTACTTATAGTCAAGTGGAACATGCCATGTTTCATGTAATATTGGTAATTTACCCCAATCGACTGCTTCAAATATTCCATATCCAAATGGTTCATATTGAAAGCAAGAATGAGATATTCCCCAATCAAGTCCATAGAACCTTTCTTTATATTTGTAATCAAACTTGTAAATTTTTGCTTTTTCAAATTTGTATCCATATTTCTTTTTATAATATTTGTTGAATGTTTCTGAATTAGTAGAAATGAATCCACCTAACCCATCCATGTATTCAACATTTTTTCTACCTTCAACTCTTGCTGCATATCCTAATTCTACTGATGTTGAAAGTTCTTTATTTTGTGTGAATGTATAATTATTTGGAATATGATGTAAATTTTCCGTTTCATATGGAAAATGATACAATCCTACCCAAACTTTATTTTTAATTTTATCAATTAATTCGTTTTCATATTCCCAATTTCCGTACCAATGTAGATATTCTTCTTTTCCCATCTGTGCCATTAAAGACACTTTGGTTAAATTATGGAAAACAATTGAATCAATCTTTTCTAAATTTTGATGAACTGCTTTGGTTGGGGTGTAATGTCCATGTAATATATGTATGCGTCTTGCACCTTCAAAGATTTCAATAATTTTATCTTCGTTGGTTTCCCAAACATGGTCAATATCAATTGGAAATTCTTCGTAATTTATAGGTTTGTGTCTATGGAAAATAAGAAGTGGCTTGACTTTTAAATCAGGTGCCACTTCTTTTATCCAATTAGTTACCCATATATCAGCACCACTATTGAACC